TCCAGTGGTATTGCTTTAAAAATTAAAGACTTAGAAAGATTTGAAGATTATCAAGATGATATTGAATTATGGGAATTGTACGAGCATCAAATGTATGCAGTCGAAAAAATAATTGCAGAGGCAAATGGTATCAGGCTACCAGATGAAATGGGCTTGCGATTTAATGAGCCAGATTATCCAATGGCTGTACAGGATCAAATAGCAATGGATGGTTTTATGTTGCAGAATAACTTAATCACTCAAAAAGATCTGCTGTTAAAATACAACAAGCATTTAACAGAAGAAGAGGCTGATAAAATATTAAACGAAAACAAGGAAGTAAATGGCGAAGGTCAACAAACCGAAAACCAAGAACGATCAGTATTTAATAGACTACTTGAGCAAACTCCAGAAGCTGAATGATATTGAGGTAGAAATACCACAAGTAAATATTGATGATGTGATTAATGATCCTAAACAATATGCACTTGATTTTATTGAACTTGAGTTTGCTAAAATGGTTCCAAGATTTTTGGAGGCATACAAGCTCGGAAATAAGTTTGGAAAGAAAAATAAATGAATGAGGCAAAAAAAGAATTTCTGGTTTTTGCAGGTTGGATTGTCTTGCTTGTAATATTTTTATCTGTGTATGCATGCGGTGGTGGCTGGGAGGTTTGTGGTTATGATTTGGATAAAATTTAATGGCAAAAGATTTACAGAATGGTGCAAGAAGTTTTAAAGGTCAAACGATAGGATCAGATAGTTTTAGTCTGACTATAAATATTAAATGGTTATGTCAACTAATCGCATTAATTGTTGGCCTAACATGGACATTTTATCAGTATCAAATGCGTATAATCGCTATGGAGGATGAGTTAGAGCGACATAAAAAACACATTGAAGATTTAATTGCTCATCACGAGCAAGAGGAGGAACAAAGAATTGCGGCACTGGAGGAGTCGGTGAAATGGTACGAGGCTGAAATGGTGAAAGTTGGAGGGATCTCATTAAATCCGCTATCGTGGAAGAAAAAACGAGATAAGGGGAAATAGTATGGAAGAGATGTTTAATCTATACGCAGAATATGGTGCAGTAGCAATTATTGTAGGATTATTTGTGTATTTAATTATGAACTTAATGGCCAGTCAAAAAAAACAAGATGAATCGCTTGAAGAAATACAGCAGATACTTGCTAAAATGGGTACAGTAATTGACAACACACAAAGCATTACAATTAAGCTGGTTGACAGGTGGAACTCTGAGGCCTCAGATTCTACACGCAGGCATGAAAAAATGGTATCTGAGCTTAACGATGTTACAGATGTTTTAATGGAGCTTAAAGGTGCTATGAGCCGTTATGGGAGGAACTGATGTACGAATATGAGGCAAGGCTTGATAGGGTTGTAGATGGCGACACAGTTGATGCTATGATTGATCTGGGCATGACTGTCTGGATAAAAAAACGGATTAGATTTCATGGCGTAGATACTTGGGAAAGTAGAACCAGAAATAAAGAAGAAAAGAAAAAAGGTTTACTGGCCAAGGCCAGAACAAAAGAGCTATTGAATAAAAACGATGGAAAATTTGTTTTGCAATCAATGGGCCTTGGTAAGTATGGTAGGGTGCTTGGTATTTTAAAAGTAGATGGCCATAATAGAACAGTAAACCAGATACTGATTGATGAAGGGCATGCCTATACATATCATGGAGAAAAGAAAAAAGCCTTTAAATGATTAAGTCTAAAAGAAATTATAGCTATGACAAAGCGGCCAAAAGAGTAACCAAAATAATTACCGATACATTGAATGATATGGCACGATATCAAAACGAAAGCATACAAAGGGGCATTGATACTCAAACAGACATAAAAGGGGCCAAATTCGCTAAATTAAGCACTGAGTCAACCTTGCCTATACGAAACAGAAGAGGTCAAGGTTTTACGCCTTTAGATAGGATGAAAGGAGCAAGTCAAAAAAAGCTGAGAAACACTAAAATTGATTTTGCTAATCCAAGTAAAATGGTTTCAAGAGTTGTTATGGTTACTGACTATGGCGTATATCATAACGAAGGTTTTACAACTGCATCAAATTCTATGATCCCAAATAAAAAAGTTCCAAAGCGTGAATGGTTTGGCATTACTAAGGATATGCAAAAAAACGGATCCCAATATAAAAAGTTTGTAGAAATGACACTGTTTAAACTTTCTCGATCTTTAAAAAAATAATGGCTACAAACGCAGAACTATTAGCATTATTTGGTGACGATTTTCAGGATGTATTGGCAGGCCTTCAAAATTTACCTGCGGAGGCAAGAGAGTTGCTGGATCGCTCTATGGCAAAAATGCTATTTGATGCAGAGGTTTTTGGATCAAGGGTAAATAAAGCAGTACAAGGCCAGAGAATTGCAGGCATATCTGATGATCTTATAAAAGCAGGACTGCTTGAGGATATGCAAAATGGAGGTAGGGTATTTGGCGAAATAAGAAATCAGGTTAAAGGATCTTTGGTAGAGGGCATCAACCAATCAAGTAGAGCAGGAACATTCCAAGCACTTGATCCAGAGGCAGACACGCTTTTTACATGGATTACTGTAGCAGGCCATAAAATATGCCAAGACTGTGAGCCCAGAGGTGGACAGCGTAAAACTTTAAGAGAGTGGGAGGAGCTTGGTTTGCCTGCATCTGGTTGGTCTGTTTGTAGGGGTTATTGCTATTGCATTTTAGATCCCAGTGGTAAAATATCTCCAAGGCTGGAGGTTAAAGGAGTAGCCGAAAAAGGTGCTACAATAAGAAAAAAGCCAAAAGCAAAGTCGTCAACAAAAATTGTTACAGATAAAACATTACCTCCTGATAAAAGATTAGAAAAATTTATTAAGGAAAAAGATAGCCGTGTTGAAAAGATATTAAATGAAAATCATCAAGGAGAAAGACCAAGAAAATTTTTATCATGGTCTGAAACACTTGTAAGAGATCATGGTTCTGTAAAATTTGATAGAACTAAATTGGCAAATGTAGAAATAATTGCAAACGCTGTTGAGGACACTCTTGGGAGATATGGAATAAAGGTTGATCATTTAGGTTATTTTAAAAGAGGTATGCAAGCAAGAAGGGCAAACGCCGCCGCATGGGGAAGGGGAGACACAGAGCATGTAATTGGTTGGAAAAGATCTTATGTTTCAAATCCAAAAAACATTGATTCAAAAACAAAAGATGCTTTTATTTATAATAAAGAAGTAAAAATAGCAAATGCTGAATACGCACTTAAAAGATTAGAGGAGGGGAAAAAAGCAGGAACGATAGCAGGTGATGTAGATAGCCAAATAAAAGAAACAAAAGCCAGAATAAAAATGATGAAAAGTAAAAACTATAATAAATTTTCTGTTAGTTCATCTGTAGAAGATAGGCTTTATGCTACATCAAAACATGAGTGCTGGCATCAAGTAGATTATCAGCTTGATCCTAAAGGAGCATTGTGTGGCAATAGAGGTGGAGATGGCGGATTATTTATGAAGATGCTTAAAAAGCATGATGTTGATAGGTTAGATTGGTATCATGTGAGTGAATATGCAGGTAGTTCTATTTATGAATTATGGGCAGAAACTGGTACAGCTTTAGATATGGGACTATATGTACCAGAAGGTATTAAAAAAGCGTTTATTGACACTATAAAGGCGGCTGGTCGTTCATATCCATAACATCATCATCTTCATCGTCAAACACCTCTAATAATCCACTTGGCTTGAATCTAATACCATTATCATTTAAGTATTCATTTCTATGGTCAAACGATCCTTGCATAATGTCATCAGGAATCGGTACACCTTTTTCACTTGGAAAAGCCTTGCAATGTGTGCCTGTACTAAATGCACCCTCATAATGGATACATCCAAAGCACTGTAATGATTGTGGCATAAAAATAACTCCGTTATTGTTGTAATTTACATTAATTCTTTATACCCAAAAAGGCCCTTAAATAAAGGGCCTGATTGAGCATTGCGGTGTGTTCTATTATGAACGTTTAAAAATTACGTCTTGGCCAAAGCCATCTAAATTTGCAAAATACTTAATAAAATCTACTGTCCTTGCGTAGCTCCTAATGTTTAAAAAATTGCGAGGCTCTGCATGGCTCATGTTTAAATGACCTAATACCTCAAACTCGCTCCATCCATCTGGGCCACCATTATAATTAATAACACCTTTCTTATTTACGCTTATTGGTAAAATAGTCTCTACGCCGTTTTTGTCATTAACTGTAATAAATGCTCCGTACATATCGCCTTCTGCCAAATTGCATGGCTTATGTTTTAAAACCTCAACGCCTGCCATTTGAAAAACTTTGCTTATTTCGCTTGCAATCCTGCTTGTTTGATAATTCCAAGTAATGTTTGTCATTTTTAACTCCTTATTTTGATTAACTGCTGTCATAACTAACACAATTATAACACATAACATATATATGATGCAAGTAAAAAAACATATACCCTTAAAAATAATTTTAAGCCTATATTCATATATGAAAAAAGCAGGGAGATAAGCCAGATGGCTGAAGAAACAACACAAGTTGAAGAGCAGGATGCTCAAACTATGTCACCAGATGGGGATGTAGATTACGAGGCACTGTATCAGAAGGAAAAAAAATACTCACAATCTTTGAGATCCAGAGCACAGGAGGCTGAGTCTAAAAACGAAAAACTGTCTGTAAAGGCAGAGGAAGATCGTCAGGCAAAGCTAATTGCTGAAGGTAAAAAAGATGACTTAATTGCTGAATTACGAGAGC